AAATGGTTATTATCACTTCGACATCTGGCGGCGGTCAATTTGCCGACCCAGCAAATCAAGCGCTCCCTGAGCAAACATCCGGCGTGAATAATTCCGGCCAACAATCCCCGATCGGACAGGGAACCGGGTCCGGCAATATTCCGCTGTTTACCTGATGGCGAACGCTTTTGAAATTCCCTTGTCGAGCGTGAATCAAACGCTCGCGATTATCTTGAATAATGTGCCGTATGTCCTTCGGCTTATATTTTGCCAGACGACGGATAGCAGCGCATGCTGGTTGCTGGACATCAACGATCAAAACGACAACCCTATCGTCTGCGGAATCCCGCTTGTGACTGGGGCCGATTTGCTGGAACAATATAAATATCTCAATTTCGGGTTCATCCTGTATTGCTTTTCCGATTCCGTCAGCTCTGCAATTCCGACATTTGCCAACCTCGGTACAACATCACATTTATATTTCCAGGTGCCATAAATGGTCAACGCATTCGTCGAGGAAATCCCGAATTCGGCAGACGAAGAAGCGATTATCTCGGCGGTGCAGGGAATCCTCACGCAAACATGGTTCGCGATGCCTGCGATAGTTTCGCAGGATACCAAGGACGGCCATGTAGCGCAACTGCAGATCGCGATTAACGGCGCCGTTGTTGACGGGGAAGGGAAAAAGACAAATCCGCCATATCCTCTCGTTGACGAAGTTCCGGTTCATCACCACGGCGGCGGTAAAAATGTTCATACAATGCCGGTGGTTAAAGGAGACGAATATCTATTAGTCTTCACCTCTCGCCCGCATGACACATGGCATCAGAACGGCGGGACGGATAATAATCCGATCGACGCTCGTATGCATCATATGTCCGACGCATTCACAATCCGCGCCTATCGCAGCGACCCGCGCAAAATAAAGAATGTGTCTAATGATTCGGCACAAAACCGCAGCGAGGACGGCAAACATACGCATGACGTCCATCCGGTCGACGGAATCACCACAAAGTCCGTCGATGCAAACGACATGGCAGATAATCCGTGGAAGGATGCAAAGAAATATTTTCAGTCCTTCGTGAAGCAGGCAATTGGCGTCTTCCATCAGGCGGTAGATGGAAACACAATCCACCAATCAACGGTTGACCACAATCAAATTAGCCATTCGTTAAATGGGGGGCAGCACTCAATAATATTGGATTTTGTAAAGAACACGATCGTTCACAGCTTGTTTAACGGGCAGCATTCAATAAGCCTCGGAAGTGGCGGGATAAGTTCGATATCCAACGCACTTATATCGCATGCCGCGCCGAATGTTAATGTGACCGCGGCGGCGCACAACGTTTTTGCGCAGACCAATATTAGCAAGCTTCTGAAGTTGGGGTCGAGTATCTCAAAGTTGACGAATTATATCCATTGAATGGCGACCTATCAGCTCATTGCCGCATCCAACCTTCTCGACAAGGGGGCGCTCGCATCCGTAACTCTCGTTATGCCCGTAGTCGATGGCGACGGAAATCCGCTCTCGGATGGGATTGAGTTGAGTATATCCTTTGGCGATGCGGTAACGACTCTCACACTCTACGGTACATTCCGCAACACGCCGCCGACAAGTGCCAGCGCCGGGCAAGTGCTAAATTTTCGTTATAGCATCAATACAAATTCGTGGTGGAATGCTTGATATGCGATACCGCAAGCTTGCGCAACCCACAGGAACGAATGTTTTCAATTCCACCGGCGGCGATTACGCATTTGGACATGGGAGCGCGGACTTTTGGATTAATGTACCAGACGCCCCAGCGCAAGCGGCCCTAACGCGTATGTACCTTTTCCTCGGCGACTGGTTTCTCGACACGTCGGACGGCATGCCATGGAATACGAAAGTGCTTGGTCATTATACCGCAAATACGCGCGACCCGGCTATCCAATCACGCATTCTCGGGACGCAAGGGATTAAGGCCATTCGTTCCTATTCCTCTAATGTTGTCCGAGATACGCGCGCGTTCACCGTGAATGCACAACTTGATACGATTTACGGCGCGGCGGTTATTCAGGGCGCGGCCCAAATGCCGATCCCGATCGATCTCGCAGATCTAGTGGTCTCCCCGCTTACTGATCTTAGCAATGCCCCGCTTACGGGGCTGCTTTAAGAAGTTGCGCATGCTTTGGAATAGAATATGGGCAATACGCCGATTTGCACGATTGATACGACCGGGATACACCTCCCTGCATTCACTAATTACATATCATATTTTACAACGCAATTTCAAAACATATTCGGCGCGGATGTATATCTTGGAAATGATTCTCAGGACGGGCAATTTATAGGGTTATTAAGTCTTGCATTATCCGATGTCAATAACTCTGCCGTAGAATGTTACAACAGTTTTAGCCCCGTAACCGCGCAAGGAACCGGATTAGCCTCAATCGTCAAAATCAACGGGATTGCTAAAAAAGTCCCGTCATTCGGCACCGTCCCGGTTGTAGTATCCGGCCAAGCGGGTATCACGATCACAAATGGGTTTGTGACCGATAGCGCTGGCAACCAATGGAACCTTCCGGCTTCGGTCGTTATCCCGCCCGCCGGGCAAATTACCGTCACCGGGACTTGCACGGTTCTAGGGGCGATTGCCGTGGCTACGGGGCCGGCCACGATAGGCAATCCTACTTTTGGCTGGCAAAGTGCCTCCTTCTTCGCCGCAGCCACCCCTGGGGCTCCCGTGGAGACGGACGCGGCACTCCGCGGGCGGCAATCGCTGTCGACGGCGAACCCCTCCAAATCGGTCCTTGAAGGGATTATCGGGGCGCTCTTAGCGATCCCGAATATTAATCGCATAGCCGGTTATGAAAACGACACTTCATTGCCGGACTCTAACGGGCTTCCGGCGCATACGATTTCTTTGGTTGTGGACGGCGGCGATAGCGCGGTCATCGCCCAAACGATTTCCATCAAGAAAACCCCAGGCTGCGGCACATATGGATCGATCATCACGCCTATTACGGACGCTTACGGGATTATTCACAACATAGCCTATTTTCCTCCCGAGAGTGTAAATATTTCCTACAATGTGACCGTCAAGGCACTCGCCGGTTTCACGCTCGATATTCAAGCAAGCATCCAAGCCTCATTGGTGGCATGGACAAATGCGCTTCCGATAGGGGCCGCGATTCTTCTGCCCCGCGTTTACATGCCGGCGCAACTTAACGGCGGCATTGGGAGCGCGACATTTGAGCTTGTATCAATCGCTATTGCGCGTGACGGCCTAACTCCGGTTCCAAGCGATATTCAGCTCGATTTTGACGAGGCGCCGTTAACGCAAACTAACTTTATCAACATAGCGGTAATGTAATATGCGGCAGGTTTCCGACTATCTGAAACTTGTCACCCGCCTTCATGCAAACCAGCCAAAATACATTGCCATGCTTTCGGCGGTTTTGCAACCGTTTTCCGATTTGCAGGCATTTCTTAATTCAATGCCGGCGCAATTCGATATCGATCAGGCTATCGGCGCCCAACTCGATATCGTTGGCCTATGGGTCGGGCAATCGCGAAATATTTCCGTTCCGCTTCCGAATATCTTTTTCGCCTTCGACAGCGCGAATCTATCCAAAGGATGGGATCGCGGAATATGGAAAGGCCCGTATGCCACGTTAAACGGCATTACGGCCCTTGATGACGATACATATAGACTGCTTTTGCAAACAATTGTTCTTGCGAATTCGTGGGACGGGACGGTCTCGGCAGCGCAAGCCATTCTTGATAATTTTTTCGAAGATTTTCCTGGGACGTTTGTTTTTATAGACGATAAGTCAGGCATATCCGAGCCGTCTAATTTTTTCATATGGGATTCCGCTAATCCGTCAAATGGTTGGGATGAAGGCGTCTGGTTCCAGCCGTCATTAGCTATCCAAAATCAACCGGCAAATGATCCCGCCATGACAATCGCGGTATCTGGGAAAATTCCGTCTATTATTCTTTTATCCATTCTTGATCAAGGGTTGATTGAAATTAAGCCGGAAGGCGTTCGCATGAATGTAAGTGTCACGTCCATTGATGGCGACGCAGTTTTTGGGTTCGACGTAAACAATCAGTACGTTTCCGGCTGGGATACGGGCGCATGGGGAGTTCCCCCCGAGCAGCTTTCTTCATAACACGAGAATAATCTATGACCGTTACTAACGATTTTCAGACATTTGCGACCGGCGCGGGGGCAAATGTTGTGCCCCCGGCGACATGGGCCACAACAACCTCGCGGTTCACCGGATTTCAATCAGGAACGGCGTCGTCGGCGTTAGCGAACACCGCTCTCAGGCAGGCGAATTTCGTTACCGCGATGGTCGCGCAATTCATCGCCGATACGCTTGCGCAGAATGTCACCGATAACGGCAACCTTGCCACCCTTGAAACACAATTTATCAGCGCAATCCAGCAATCCGTTGGTTCCCCGGCACAGGAGGCTTTTTGGCATTTTGGGCGTGATACAGGCCCGGTGAATGTCATGCAAGTGGTGGCCGCGCCGATCATCACCGGGTATTTAGACGGAATGATGCTCGCGGTGCTTCCGCATTTCAGCAACACGGTATCTAATCCAACACTAAGCGCGAACGGGTTAGCGGCGACCGTAATTGTTCATGCGGACGGGACAGCTCTGAACGTTGGCGATATAGCCATCAACACGGCGATCATGTTTCAATATGACGCCACACTTTCGCAATGGAGAATTATTAGCCAGGCCGCCGTTCCGCAATCGGCTCTTGCACATTTCGGGGCCGATGTCGGAACCGCAAATGCAATGCTTGTTTCGACGGTTAATCCCCCTGTCGCGGCGGTCACGACCGGCATGCAGTTCGCCATAAAAAAGGGCGCGGCAAAAAATACCGGGGCGACGTCGCTCAGCATCGCAGGCACCTTGGCGGCATTGACATGGGGGGACGGAACCGCATTCGTCGGCGGCGAATGGCCGGCCAATGCGGACGGCCAAGTTCTTTATGAAGGAAACTACAAGCTTCTTGCGTCGCCAACTGCGCCCTCTATTTCCAGCACTACAAACCTTCAAGTTTTTACGGCAAGCGGCCCTTATACGCCAAGCCCCGGCAAGCGTGCTGCATTAATCATTGCAACCGGCGGCGGCGGATCCGCCGGATGCGCCGGTCCAGCTAACAACGCGCAGGGCGGATGGGCCGGCGGCACCGCCGTCGCTTATATTAGCTTGGTCGGGGTTACTTCTGTCGTAGTGACGATCGGAGCTGGCGGCGCACAGCAAACGACATCAACAATCAATGGCAATGCCGGCGGAACAACAAGTTTCGGGGCATATGCAATAGCTACCGGAGGGCCAGGCGGATGGGGGCCTGCGGGTCCATACCCGTCAGGCCCAGGAATCGGAACCGTTGGCACGTTGCTGCTTGCGGGGAACCCCGGCGGTGTCCCGACCGGCGGCAATCAGGGCGGCTTCGGCGGGGCCTCCTTCTGGGGCGGCGGCGGCGCGGTAGGAACGGTCTTTTCCACAGCCGCGCCGGGACAGAACGGCGGCGGCGGCGGCGCGGGCTTGGCACCCGGCGGCCCAGGTAGTCCTGGCCAGGCGGGCGGAGGCGGGATTGTCTTCATTCTGGAATTGACGTGATATGGATCTCTCTTTTGAGAACAACCAATCGTTTGCGCTCACGCTTAATATCTCAGAATGGCAACCAATTTACCCTTTATCCATGTGCGTCTTCCATATGCAAGTCAGAACTGCGCCTGGAATTGTGCCGATCATTTATTCATGGTCGTCTAACCCAAGCGATAATTGGGGAAACGGAACGATAACATACACAGATGTAACCGGGTTGCTTCAATTCTCGGCCCCCTACGCCGATATGCTTCTTCTTTTGCCGGGAAATTATGTGTGGGATCTTGCGCTTATATATTCCGGGATCGTTAAGATTTTGACCGGCGGCGCATTCGTGATTACCGGCGGGATTACACGATAATGTGTGCCGATACGGTTGTCGTCACCTCCCCGGATGTCAATGCCGCCGTTCTATCCCCGACGCTTTCCGATGCAATTGCGGCGGTGCAGTTTTATGCCGCACAAGTGGCCGCCGCGCAAACCGTTATTTTGGCCGCACAAGGCACCTGCATCAACGCCGAAAATGTCGCACTCGCCGCTTCTTCCAGCGCCACGGCGTCGGCCGCAGCCGCAGCCGCTTCCGGCGCTGCGGGCGGAATATCCACCACGGTTGCGCTTCTTCCGGCGGGTACCGAGGGATTGTCGGCGTTTGCGACCAACGGCCGGAAGATCGGGGAAGGCGTGGGGGCCGGTACCGGCGTCAAAGTGTATTGGTCGGCCGGGTTGTGGCGTAGCATTTCAACAGATGCTCAAGTCCATGCATGAAATGAGATAACCGCATGGCGGATCGTTTACCCCCTACCAGAGGGCTATCTTTCGGGGGCAAGGTTGCCGTTCAAACGCCGATTCTTAATGCGCCAATACTTTCGCAATTATCCCTCAGTGCAAACCAAGCCGTAATCGGCAATGTCCAAGGCACCGTAATCGGAACGGTACTTGGGCTCACGAGCGGCTCAACATTGCTCTTGATAAATTCGGCTTCCGGCGCGGTTCAGCTTGTTTCCGGCGTTCTCCAGGTCGGACCTACCCCGCCGACAAGCATCGGATCATTTAACATCCAGCTTATGGAAGTATTGGACGGAGCGGTAAATTCGCCTAATATAACGACGATTTCAGGCGCGGTAATTGATATTAGACCGACGATTAACACGGCGCCGTCGATTCCAAGTACGCCAATGGTCGGAAGCCCGATAATGGCGATTGATGCAATATGGAATAATACCGTAATAAGTCTCTCATATCAATGGCAATCAGCGGGGATAAACGCCATTGGTGCCGGGGCCACGACGCTGACTTATACGCCAGTTATTGGTGATCTTGGCAATACTCTGACGATAACTGTCACCGCCGCAAATTCCGGGGGAGCTGGTATTCCTTCAACAAGTGCACCATCAGCGACGGTTATGCCAGCATCCAGCGATACCCTGAAAATATCCTTGCAAATAGCCGTGTGCTCGTTGCCTCTCGCCGCCTAATTGGAATAGTCGATGACGATCACTAATAACCCAAAAGCTTCAGGCTCGGCGTTTACGCTCGACATGGGGCAGGATTCCGCTACCACGAATCAGGTTCAGAAGGTCGCGCTTACCGAACCGGCCGGCGGCACGTTCATTACCCCGGC